CTGTAAAATTTCTCCGGGGGAATTTTTTGAAAATGGTCTGTCAGATTTTAGCCCGTCTTTAGAGGGTGGTATCACTTTTATTCCGGGACATGGTGAGTAACCGGACCTCCTTTCGGCCTCCTGTAAGAGTGTGAAAAGTACATACAAAGTGGTATCATTCTCTAAAGACGGACTAAAAAGCATATTAGTAAAGGAGGAAAGTCGTATGACAACTCACCAAAGTGCATACAAACAGTATACCACAAATCGTTCTGGGGGTGATGGGTAATGCCTAAAGCCGCCGACAGTAAGAAGAAAGATCAATCTAGGCCGGCAATGTCTGCCGAGGAAGTCGAGAATCGATTGATTAGCAAAGCTTACAAAGCGGTTGAGCAGAGAATTGAGTCTGGTACAGCAACTGCAGCGGAGCTAACTCATTTTTTACGACTCGGTTCAGCTAAGGAACAGCTCGAATTAGAAAAACTCAAGAAAGAGAATGAGCTACTAAAGGCTAAAACAGAATCCATACGATCTCAGGAAGAAGTTAAAGAGATGTATGAGAAAGCTATCAAGGCTTTCGGTAGATATTCAGGCCACCCCGATATGGATGAGGGCGATTTCGACGATGATTAGAAGATATTCAGAACTAATCAGGTATGATACATTTATAGATAGGTATCATTATTTAAATTTAGTGGGGCAAGTTGGAATAGAGACCTTTGGGTTGGATAGATATTTAAATCAAACGCTTTATAGATCATCAAGATGGCGTCGCGTTAGAGATAAAGTAATAATAAGAGACAACGGATGCGATCTAGGTTTTAACGGGTTTGATATATTTGGTAAAATCATAGTACATCATATGAATCCTTTAAGTGTACAGGATATAGAAGATGATGTAGATGAAATCTACGATCCAGAGTTCTTGATTTGTTGTTCATTTGAAACCCATAATGCAATTCATTACGGAGACGAGCGATTACTACCAGCGATTCCCATAGAACGACGACCGGGCGACACGTGCCCTTGGAAATAAGGAGGAAGAGAATGTCAAGGAAGAGCTACGATAAGATGTATGAAGAAAAAAAGAAAGAAGCTGCTCCCGCAGAAGAGCCAGTAATAGAATCGGCAGAAGCCGAAGTCAAAGAAGAGGTTGTCGAAGAACCTAAAGTGGCCGAAGATATTCCGGCGACTAGACCTTTCATGGCCACCGTTACAGGTGGTCTTAATCTTAATGTAAGAAAGACTCCAAATGGGGATATCATAGCTGTTATTCCAGAAGGAGCTCAGGTTAGAGTCCTTGATGATTCAGATCCGAAATGGTATCGCATCGAATCTCCTGAGGGGTACGTGATGAAAGACTTCATCAAGAAAGGATAAGCCATGAATGAAACCATCCTGGGCTCTGTTAAGAAAATGTGCAATGTTGCAGAGGATGATAAGAGTTTCGATCCTGATTTAATTATCTACATTAACTCTGCGCTTATGACAATAATGCAGGAATGGCACGGAATGGATCACGCGCTTCGAGTTGAAGACGGAACAGAGACTTGGGACGATCTTCTCGGAGACGATACTGATTTCGAAGGTGTAAAAGAATTGATCGGATTAAAAGTTCGAATGGTTTTCGATCCGCCGAGCAATTCATCAGTTATGCAAGCACTTAAAGATGAGATCCAGAATTTGGAATGGCGACTTTATTTATGGAAGGATAATGATAGATTAAATGTGGATCGAAGCGAATCCTAACCCGGTAAATAAATTAGTTGATGACTGTGCCATAAGAGCATTATCCATAATACTTAACGAAGATTGGTTGTACATTTACGACGAGCTTACTGCTATTGGTCGATCGTTGTATGAACCCGAAATTTCAAACAACGTATGGCCCAGACTGTTAAAAGAAAATGGGTTTACGCGTCACATAATTCCTGACACTTGCCCTGATTGTTATACGGTTCGTAGATTTTGTCAAGACCATCAAAATGGGGAGTTTGTTTTAGGAACAGGCTCTCATGTGATCGCTGTTATAGACGGGGATTATTATGATACCTGGGATAGCGGTGACGAAGTTCCCATTTACTATTTTTCACGATAGGAGGAAAGAATGATTATACCATCAAACTCACCGAATCCATATTCACCTTTTGTTAATCCTTATCCAACCCCACAGATACCTCAGATTTCTACCAATCCAAGCACTATAATGGCTTGGGTTCAGGGGGAACAAGGAGCATTATCATATCCGATGGGTCCTAATACAAGGGCTTATTTGTTTGATATGAACGAAGAGCGATTCTTCGTTAAAGTTTCAGATATTACCGGAGTAGTTCAGCCAATAAGATCATTCAAGTACTATGAAGAGACGGCCGCTGAACCCGCTCCTGTACCTGTAGAACAATCAGTTCAGGAAGAAGCCCCCCATTATGTAACAAGGGAAGAGCTTGAGAAAGCTTTAGCGGGTTTAAGGAATAACAATTATAAGAAGGGAGATACTCACCATGGCAAACAAACTGTACGAGGAACAAATGAATCAAGGAATGATGAGTCAGTTCAGTGACTTTATGCAGAACCCTCTTCGATTCTTGATGCAAAGACGAATTAACGTTCCACCTCAGTATGCTAACAATCCGGAAGGAGCAGTACAGTATCTTCTGAGTTCGGGGCAGATGTCTCAGGAAACGTATCAGACTTTGCGGACCAAAGCAGAACAGATGGGAGTTAAGATGTAAATATTTTTTTCATAGCTGTCAAGGACAGCGGAAAGGAGTAGTTTATGTCTTTAGTAGACGGAAATGGCATGTATATGCCGGTAGCACCCGCAGGAAACGGTGGATTTGGTGGTTTCGGCGGAGACGGTGGCTGGTGGGCTATCCTGTTCTTGTTTGCTCTCATGGGTAACAATGGATACGGGGGATTTGGCGGAGGAAACAATGCAGTTCTTCCTTATATGCTCAATCAGCAGACCCAGAACGAGGTAGTTCGTGGATTTGATACCGCAGCACTTTCAAACCAGATCGGAGCGCTTAATACTGCAGTGGCTAATGGTGCTATGGACAGTATGAATCGTGATTTTGCTCTTCAGCAGCAGTTTGCTAATTGTTGCTGCGAGAACCGTCTGGCAATTGCTAACCTCACAGCAGATCTTGCAAGAGAGGCTTGTGCAGATCGTCAGGCAGTTGCTGATGGTGTTCAGAAGATCATGGATCAGATGTGTCAGGATAAGATTGATGCTAAGAATGAGAAGATCGCAGAGCTTCAGAACCAGCTCAACATGTCAAATATTATAGCTGCAGGCAATGCCAATGCTTCCAGAATCATAGCTGATAATGCAGCACAGACAGTTGCTCTGGAGCAGTATCTCAATCCTACAGCTGTACCGGCATATGTTGTGCCCAATCCTAATTGCTGCCATCAGAATAATGGTTGCGGCTGCAACGGTGGATTCTATAATTAAACGGAGGTGTTGACCATGGCTACGTATATAACGACTGCTGATCAGAATGTTGCTCTTAATAGTGATATTCCGTTCAACCAGGTTTCTAGTCCGTGCCGTAAGGGTAACGTGTTGCCTGTTGCACCCGGACTTTTTACGCTGCGTGGCGGCGCCAATGGAAACCCCGCTAGGTATCGAGTAGCATATAGTGCAAATATTCAGATACCCACAGGCGGCGCTGTAACTCCTATAGCATTGGCTATAACTTATGATGGAGTAGTGCTTCCTGAAAGCATTGCTATTATCACTCCCACAGCAGCGGCAACGTATCAGCATGTATACAACGAAGTAGAAGTTGTTGTTCCGTGCGGATGCTGTGCTAATGTTGGAGTAAGGTATGTTGATGGCACACCGGACGATCCTGCAGTAGCAGGAACCCCGGCAATAACAGTCAGAAGAGAAGCAACACTGGCCGTGACCAGAACTGCTTAGGGAGGAGGATAATATGGATTCTTTATGGGATTTAAACGAGCTCCTTAACGAGAAAGTTGACGAGATCGTTAAAAAAGGTGATATGTCTCCTACGGAACTGGACTGTGTTTATAAGGCAACTAAAGCTATGTATTACATAACATGCATAGATGCAATGGAAGGCGCAGATGAGTATGAAGGAAGCAGTATGGCTCGTGGTATGAGCCGGAGTTATCCTTATAGTTCCAGGAGAAATAGCTATAACAATTCTTATCGTAGATCAAGTCGCAATAGTATGCGTAATTATAGCGGTCATGATAAGAAAGAAATGCTGATGCAGAGGATAGCCGAGATCCAGGATGAGATCGACAGAATGGAAGGCTAAAGGTTCAAAATGAGTAGTCTACGGGAGCTGAATGTAACTAATGTTTAGATTCGTAAATGGTAACTGACAAATTGATAAAAATCTCAGTTCCCGTAGGCTTTCATTATAGAGGTAATCGATATGAATTATCAACCAACATATTTAGGCGAGATATCGCTTGATGAAGAGACTCTCGCCCACTACGGCGTTAAGGGTATGAAGTGGGGTAAGAGGAAAGCTAAGCTTAAAGCTGATCTTAAATGGCATGCATCGCGACTTAAGAATAAGGCCTTAGAAGCAAAAACCAAATACAATAGAAAGAAAAATGGATTTAGATCCTCGGTTATTAGTGTAAGGAATGGGACCGGGAAGTATAATCCCAGCAGGATTAAGGATACCTATTATGATAGCGGACGTGCTAGATCTACGTCAACGACTACTCGTGGTGATAGGTATTCTGCATTGTATGGCAGAAATGGTAACGACAACGAGGGTTATAGCAAGGGTGCACCGGATAATAGAATGGTAGACCGGGCTTGGAATAACTACACATATGAGGATTATATGTCCAGTGGAAGAAATCGTCATAAGTTAACTTATAAGAAAAAGAAGAAATAAGAGGTAATCAAACATGGCACTATCGAACACCGCGGTACCCATTTATTACGGGCTTTTCCGTAATGATGTAATAAATGGTAAGATCCCGGTGAATCGGGAGATAGCCATGGAAATGAACCGGATAGACGAGCTAATCTCAGATCCGAACATCTATTACGATGACGAAGCGATTAATGGATGGGTAGCGTATTGTGAAGAAGAACTAACCCTAACAGATGGGTCACCGCTCCATCTTCTGGACTCATTCAAGCTTTGGGGTGAACAGATTTTTGGATGGTATTACTTCACTGAACGATCAGTATATGAGCCTAATAAATCTGGTCGTGGTGGTCATTACGTTAATCGAATGATTAAGAAAAGATTAACAAAGAAGCAATATCTTATAGTAGCTCGAGGAGCAGCTAAATCAATGTATGCCTCCTCCATTCAAAGCTATTTTCTTAATATCGATCCAGCGACTACTCATCAGATTACCACAGCCCCTACGATGAGACAGGCTGAAGAGGTAATGTCTCCAATAAGGACATCGATAACTAGGGCCAGAGGGCCGTTGTTTAAGTTCCTTACAGATGGATCCCTCCAGAACACTACAGGTTCTAAAGCTGATCGACAGAAACTCGCAAGCACTAAGGAAGGCATAAAAAACTTCCTAACTGAGTCATTACTAGAAGTTAGGCCCATGTCAGTTGACAGATTACAAGGATTAAGACCTAAAGTATCGACGGTCGATGAATGGCTTTCTGGCGATGTTAGGGAAGACGTTATAGGCGCTATAGAGCAAGGAGCTTCTAAGCTGGACGATTATCTCATATTGGCAACCAGTTCTGAAGGAACTGTAAGAAATGGATCTGGTGATACCATTAAAATGGAGCTCATGTCCATTCTCAAAGGAGAATTCAAAGCTCCTCAGATTAGTATCTGGTATTACAAGTTAGATGATATTTCAGAAGTTAATAAGCCGTCTATGTGGATCAAAGCCAATCCTAACCTCGGAAAGACCGTTCAGTATGATGTCTATCAGGAGGACGTAGAGCGAGCAGAGAAAGCTCCGTCTACAAGAAATGATATTTTGGCTAAGAGATTCGGTATTCCGATGGAGGGATACACATATTTCTTCACATACGAAGAAACCATTCCGCATAGAGCTAGAAATTTCTGGAAAATGACTTGTGCTATAGGCGCAGATTTATCGCAGGGTGATGACTTTTGCGCTTTTACATTTTTGTTTCCGTTGAAGGACGGAGCATATGGCATTAAGACTCGTAGTTATATTTCTTATAAGACGTTTATTAAGCTCTCATCCGATATGCGTAATAAATATCAGCAGTTCATCGATGAAGGCAGTCTTTGTGTACTGGATGGGGTAACTTTGGATCTTATGGAGGTTTACGATGACCTTGATAGGCATATAGATCTTAATGGTTATGATGTTCGATGTATAGGATATGACCCATACAACGCTAAAGAGTTTATTAATCGTTGGGAAATAGATAACGGCGAGTATAATATTGTTAAAGTTCCCCAGGGCGCTAAAACCGAATCAGTTCCTTTAGGAGAGCTCAAGAAGCTTTCAGAGGAAAGGATGTTACTTTTCGATGAGGAGCTTATGAGTTTTGCTATGGGTAACTGTATTACACTAGAAGACACTAATGGTAATCGCAAACTTTACAAGATGCGGCGAGATCAGAAGATTGATAACGTAGCCGCTATGATGGACGCGTATATTGCGTATAATCTTTGTAAAGATGATTTTGAATAGAGGTAACTAATATGAGACAATATCAACCAACACCTGATTTTTACCATGATTATATTGCTCATCACGGCATTCTCGGCATGTCCTGGGGTGAAAGAAACGGCCCTCCTTATCCGTTGGATTCCGATGTATCCACTGGAAAATCGCTCAGGAAAAAGAAAAAAAATAAGGGAGAAAACCGTGTAGATACGAAACAATCCAAGCATGATCAAAAGCTTCAGAAAGAGCATGATAAGAATGTTAAAAAGGCTGATCGAGATTTCCAGGAAACACATAAGTTATTCACAACATCTGACGGTAGATCATGGTACGTTGGGACGGGACACGACGAACGCATGAAAGACGGTATGAATCGATATCAGACATTGAGCTTGAAAGGCAAAAATGGGTCAACAGATCATTATCATATTGATAGGAAGTATAATGTTGTTGTACAAAAGACAACCACGGATAAAAATGATAATAGAAACATTTCAAGCTTTGATAAAAATGATAAAGATCTCATAGCTAAACTTAGAAAGCAGCAACAGAAGCAATGGGATAGGGAGAGATGGTAGAGGTATAAATATGGATGATCAGGTAATAAAGTTATATGAGTATGACTATGATAAACCTGAGCTTTCTGAAGAGACACTCGAACATCACGGCATTCTCGGTATGTCCTGGGGTGTACGTAATGGTCCACCTTATCCGTTGGGCTCCGATGTATCTACGGGTAAGAGACTAAGATCTGGAGGTAAACACCCATCCAAACGCAAACTCCGAAAAGCGTCAGATAAAAGGGTTAAGTCTTTAAAGAAAGCCAAAAAAGAGTCACAGATTCAAAAATCTAAAGAAGATATTATCAAGACTAAAGATCTGGACGCAATGGTTAAGACTATCGATAATTTCTCTAACCAGGAGATTAATGATATGCTTAACCGCTTATCTACAGAAGATCGGTTAAGATCAAAGCTTAGAGAAGTTACAGAAGCTAGCAAGTCTCCCGGTCAGAAGTGGAGAGA